CTTTCTTCTGATCCGGAAGTGATGAAAAAAGTTGATAGCCGAAAATTGGTTCATATGCATGTGATGGATATTGTTTTGGCTAATGGAGATAGGCATAGTGGGAACATTCTGTTCGCGGAAAACTCCGATGGTGTTGACGCCATCCCTATTGACCATAGTTTTGTGATGAGCGTTTACGAATTCAGCGATACAGCAGAAAAATTTTCTTCAGGTATTCGTAATCATCCAGTCGGCAACGAACTTACTTCACGCCATGGCAGATCAGCCGAAAGCCATAGCGAACTAGTTGGGGAAGCCGAAAAGGTTCTGCAAGATATACAGAAAATTGACGCAGATTCATTGGAAGATCGCCTTTTGAGCCAACTTGACGAGATGGTCAAGGATCGCAATTTGATAGGCGAATTTGCGATGTCCCCTGAGCGGTTGGAGCAACTAGAAAAGTTGCAGTCAGATATCAGGAAGTCAGCGTCACGCCTAAGAGAAATGCAAGGAATGACCCCAAAGCAGTTAGCAGACATAATTGTTGAACCACCTAAGCCAAAAGCCGATTCAGCATTAGAAGATCTTGTTGCGAGTGTTGTATGAGATACGCCCTTGTGACCCCAAGCACCGATGTTTCGGGTGTCCCATATGTACTTCTTGAAGGTGATTACGGCATTTTTGGTGTGGTAGCCCCCGACCCGAAGTTCGCATCAAGTTTGACAAATGAGTTGTTTTTGTCTCAAAGGGACACCATTGAAAAAGCAACTACTGGAATGTCGTATCATAGTGTTAGCACCAATGTGCTAGATGAAAAAAATATTACGCTTTTAAGGCAGTTGGCTAAAAAGTGGAAAACAACCTTGCCCGCAGAAATAGCGGAACCTGAAGAACCGAAAGAATCGGCAAAAAATGAGTAATTATCTCAACCAAGACTTTGAGTATTTCGCAAGAAAACTCCGCATGTCCATGCGCATGAAAACTGCGATGAAACGGACGAATATTGTCTCTGGTGAGGAACTTTATTTTAACCCTGATAATGCAAAAACAAAATTCCTTTTTACTAAAGGATCAGATGTTCGCAAAACTCCACTTGACGGAAGTAGAACTCTTCTAAACTTCAAAGCAAAACTTTACCTGAAGTCTCGCTCGTCAAGGCTCGGTGCAGAAACATTCGTCGGTGATGAAACCAAGCGCGGTGGTTTGGGCAAATGGTTTGAAGAAGAATGGGTTGACATTTCGCGCCCGAAAAAAGGTGGCGGTTTTGAGTCGTGCGGTCGTGGGGACGCAGATTCAGGGAAATACCCTAAGTGTGTAAAGAAATCTACAGCGATGAAAATGTCTGCGGAAGAAATTGATTCAGCGGTACGCAGAAAACGCCGAGCAGAAACAACAGGAGATCGGGAAGAAAACAAGCCGATCAATGTCTCCACATTTAAGTCCGATGGAGAAGAATTCAAGAGCGAAAATATCCCAACAGACCCCGAACTTTATGCACGGGTCAAAGCAGAAGCAAAAAAGAAATTCAACGTGTACCCATCTGCTTACGCTAATGCTTGGCTTGTTCGTGAATATAAAAAGCGTGGTGGTGGATACCGTGTAGGTAAAGATGATGCAGAAGATATGGAAACGAAAGCAGGACTTATAGGTTCTGGAAGCACGGCAGGTAGAGCGGCACAAGCCGTTGGTTCTGCACTAACACCGGGGAACATTTCGCCACTTACATCACCTATTCGTTCACGAGTTTATGGTGCACTCGTACCCGGCGGTGGTGGTGGCGCATTAAGCAGACTAAAGCCTAATCGCAAGCGTCAAGCACGATGCCCTGCCGGTTTTGAATATGGTGGACGATTCACAGACAACCGTTTTTCAACCTGTGGTGCGCAACTGTTTGAAATACCAGGACCACTAGCACTAGCCGCTCGCGCGTTACGAGGGGCAACCACACGACTTCCACAAGCACGAGCAGAAAACCTTTCTGAAGTATTAGAAGGAAATCCAAGCAATACGCGCACCATTCAAATTCAACGCATGGCACAAATACCACGAACAGGTGCTTTCCAAAAAGATAAGTTCGGCAAGTCTGTGTCTGATGCGGTGAGTCTTTTGAAGGGTGCACCACGAGGCGAAGGACGAATGATCCGCAGAGATGGCGTGGTTCTTCGCCCTGTAGTTCCATCATCGGTTTTGCGTTCTTTCAGTGAGAACCCTGACATGGTTGACGGTGCAATGGTTCGTGCAGTTCAACTTCCATCTGACATAGGTGCTGATGACCTAGCGCTATTGGGTGGTCCTTCAATGAGCAAAATTGCTTTCGTTGCGCCCAACGGTGTGAGCATCAGTATTGAACGATCACGCCCTTTCACTATTGGTGAGAAGCGAAAGTTTCCGCGAATGATCAACTCTCTTGCGGAGTCAAGCAATAAAGACAATATTATAAAAAACATTGAAGATTTTGCGAACGCATCGGAAGGCGCATTCAAATTTACTGTTGACAGTGGAAAAATTCCAGATGCATTGGAACTCGTTGAATACACTGGTGCAGATGGTGTTGCACGGAAGGCTCCACGCTGGCTTTACGAAACATTCATCAAACCTGATCTCGCAAAAGAGCGAAAGAAATCGTAAATGCTCAAAAACGAAGTAAATTTTAAGGCTCTTACTTTCCTATCTGAACAGACATCCAGTACTTTCAGTTATGAAGTAAAAGGCGTTAGAGCGATTTGGGATCCGAGTCTTTCTATTCCCGGAACGAATCGTCGCGGAGGATGGCGCTGTCCAGTTGGCACCCGTTACGGTGGACAGATAACCGACAGATTTGGTCGCTCATGCGGATGGGGTGTTGCACGCCGTATTGCTAATCAAATTGCTGATATCGGTGAGCGTTTAGAAAACATTGATGACCGCAAACGAAACGACCGTTTGGCGAGACGCAATGCTCGTGTACAAAGAATGTTGGCTCGTCAGAACAAGCCAGGTTTTCTTGAGCGTGGTGCAAGAAATATTGCTGAAGCACTTGAGGGTGGACAGGCTCCGCAACAGGCGCGACCAAGAATCCCTGTTCAGCGACAACGCCCAAGAATTCCTGTGCAATCATCAGCCAATCCGCGAACTGCTACTCCTCGTAGACAGTTGGGTGGAATGCTTGACGAAAACGGACGAGTAATGCCTGTTGGCGGTTCACGCAGACAAGGAAACCTTCGTGAGTCTGAACGACGAAGAATGGAACGAGAATTAGTTGAACCCGGCGCACCGCGTACAGGTGAACCACCAAGACCGAATGCTCCACGACGCCGACGACGAGCCGCAGCACAACAGGGCGCGAAACGAACAGCAAGAAGAAAGCCTGAAGCAGATTTTGTTGACAGTGCTAAACCCGAACCGACGAAGGTGCCACGCAGAAAACCTGCACCAAAACCGCCAGAACAACAGAAACCATCAACACCAATTCCTGATCCACCCGCATGGAATCCAACAGCAGACGAGTTGGGTGGAAGCGTTCCAGACGCTGCTTCTATTCGCAATGTTCGTAACCGTTTCGGTGATCTTCGTGGGCTACCCGAAGATGCGTATTGGCGTAAACCAGATTTCCCTGAAGGTGAAGAGAGAGCCGAACTAGAAAGAAGGTTCGGTCGCTATTACGGTGACAACAATAAACGTAATGCTCGTGGCAATTTTGTTAACCAACAAATATTTGCACAACAGGCAGGAGCGCCACAGCCCGCACCAAAAGCACCCGCACGACCAGCAGGTCCACCACCAATCCCAGCAAGGGACATAAACCCGCGCAGAGAATTTGATCAAGACAGAGATCGGCGTGTAGTACAAGCAGTAGAGGAACAAGTTAAAAGATACAAGCCAAATGCTTACAATAATTTGCGCAACCTATCTAAAGAAGAAGTTTTAGGCAAGAAAATTCAAGACCAACAACTCCTCAAACAGGCTCAAGCAGGATTTGATGAAGCCTTCAAAGACTGGCAAAGCAAAAAGAATGGTAACGAACGAGAAAGAGACGAAGCCAGAGATAATTTATTGCGGATGTGGGCGCAAAAAGAAAATCTAAAAGAGGGTGTTTCGGCTGCCGAGTTGAGAATTACTGAAATTGATGCCGGTATTGAATTCAGACAACGACCTCCTGCTGCGGGTGGCAACAATAATGTGCCAGTAATACAAAATCCGCCACGCGCACAACCACCAGCCCGCCCAACTGAGCCCTCAGCACCTGATGCCGAAGAAGCAATTCCTGAGGACAAAATCGTTCCCGATGCTGACGCAGGAGGAAGATCACCAAGAAAAATCGGAAGACAACAAAAACTTGATGATGCCATCAAGGGATTGCATGAAGATGGCGGGAATCTTGCAGATATTCAAGACGGAATCGTTATTGATGCTGTGGTTGACGGACAGTTCAAAGATGGGAACCTTCAACGTGGTAGAGAGTACACTGATGCTGAAGTAGCAGGGTTCATCAAAAACGGTTTTAAAGATTTTGAGCGTGGTGCAAAGTTTGAAAACAGGAGATACAAGTTTGAACTTGTGAAACAGAGCAACGCTAATGCTGATGTTTGGTGTGTTCTGAAAGTTGTTGACAAGAATAACGGCGAAAAATGGTTTATGAAGTCTTCAACATATGGGGCGAATGATGGAATGTTAGAGAACATTGGAATGCGTGCTGCTCAGGCTCTTGAGTTTGGTAACGATGAAAACCATTTACGGCTTGGCGATGTAATAAAAAATGATGCAATTTTCGGTAGGGATGTCATGCCTCGTCGTTGGATAATGATGAGGGATATCCATCAGTGGGAAAATGGTGTTCAGGGAGAATGGAAAGACGCTGATCTTGGTTTAGCAGCATTTGCTGCTCAAATAAACCCGAGAGATGTGGGGAGAATTGCCGTTTTGGACATGGTTCTTGATAATCAGGATCGGCATGGGGGAAACTTCATGTGGGTGAAAGAAGGCAACCGTGTTCGCTTAGGAATTATTGACCACGGCTTGCTTGGCGGTGGTCGCCGTGAAGGTATTGCCGTTGAAGATGTACCTGCCAATATTGAAAGGTGGGCTGATGGGGTGGTTGCGAACCCGGGAGCAAGGGGTTACTACAACGAGCCCAATAATGGAATCAAAGGATTGCTCAGGGCTGGTTACCGTATCCAAAATCCCCGAGACAGAAGAATTTTGAAGGAAACCATGCGTAGGTCTGTAGGGAAAATGAAAGAAGATCTAGACACGATTCTTGGCGTTGACCGTATTCAGGCAAACGGAGCGCAATTATCAGACATTGAGAAAGCGCATATACAAGCCCTAAAGCGGGTAGCCGAGGCAAGAATATCGTGGATTGAGAATAACTTGGACGACATGGTTGATCGGTTCGCCTAAAAGTTGATAGGATTACAGATTATGGCTTTCCCAATTACTTACGAAGCAAGACGAAATGGCAAACTAGAGATGCTCGTCGTCGCCAAAGAAAAGGGACAATTTTCTTGGTACTTCCGAAATGGCGAAATAGAGACCGAAAAGGACTACTCTCCTAAAAGCAAGAATATCTTTGATGACCCAAGAACAGGAGTCGGGTATATGGGTATTGGAAATATCATGAGCGAAGACGTAGACGAGCCAAAAATCACCGAGGGTGCTTCAGAGGAACTTGTTGATTCACTTGTAAAAGAAATGCGAAAAAATTCCAAGTAATATATTTACACACTATTTTATTTGTTGGTGCCTTTAAATTAGCGCCACCTTGTTAGTGATACCATTTTACGGTAGCGATATTGCGACGCAAGACTTTCAGGGCTTGCTCAATGCCTTCACAAATGTGGAAAGTAAACAATGAACCTAGTTTTCATTATCAAGAACCGTGACAACACCCCATTTATGGTTGTTTCAACGACCCCTGAGGGATCCACATTCAAGCCAATGACGGAAGACGCCAAGGAACTTGTTGGGATACTTCGCGAAGAATATGCCAAAACCCCAATCACCAAACCTGAACTTGTTCAGTCTATGGACGCATCCAAAATCATTGAAGGTCCGAGCCCATCTGGTACAGCAGTTCAGAAAAAAGTTGCTTCACTTACCGAAATTCAAAGCGAGCCAATTGAATTAAAGAACCTGCCAGTCTTATCTATTTCAGAAGTTTTGCTATCAGAGTTTTCTGATGCAGAGTTCAAAAATGTTTTAACTTTTAAAGCATCTTCTTTTATTTCCGACCAAACTCGTTCATCAGCACATTTTGAAATCAAAGGTGTTCGTGCAGTTTGGGATCCAAGCCTCTCCATTCCCGGCACGAACCGCCGTGGAGGTTTCCGATGCCCTGTTGGTACAAGATACGGCGGACAAATAACAGATCGTTTTGGTCGTTCGTGCGGATGGGGAGTTGCGCGACGAATTGCAAACCAAATCGCTGACATTGGCGAACGCTTAGAACAACGAGATGATGACAAACGGAAGCGTCGTCTTGATCGCCGTAACGCACGAATGATGAGAAGGCTTGGCGGAGTTGCAGAAACTGGTCGGGTTGAAGGCGGACTAAGAGGTATCGCTGATCGTCTAGATGGCGGAGATGCATCAAAACCACGAGTAGGTCGTGGCGCAGTTGCAGAAACAGATGGCATTGACGGCGGTTGGCGAAACGTCGCACGCGGTCTAGTCGGACAACGTAGGGTTCCGAACAGACAAGCGAGTCCTGAAATAGAAGCACCATCTGCACGAGTGCCAAGGAACCGTCGTCGCGATGTACTACCAGAAACAGCGCCTACACCAACACCAAAACCTCGTCCTGCACGCCGACCAGCACCAGCAGGACAACGACGCCCACAGCCACGACCGCAGGCACGCCCGCGCGTTGCGCCACAACCAGCAAATGTTGATGTTCTCACCGCAAGAGATGCTTCCGACGCTAGTGAAACAGAAGATTTCAAACCGTATGTATTACGAAAATATGGTGAATACGCTAAACGGGTACGAGAAATTCGCGAAGGTGGCGGAAACGCAGGAATGTTGACTCGCCGTGAATGGTACGAGATCAACAAAAACAATCTTCGCGATGCTTGGAAAGATGCACACGGTCGTTCAGCACCACTGGATTTTGAACCACCAGCGCCTCGTAATCGTCGCCCACAAAATAACCGTCGTCGCCGTCGGCAAGCAACAGCACAGGGTGCTGGTCGCAGCGCATCACGCAAACCAACAGCAAATGATGTTCCCGAACCAGCACCTGCAAAACCTGTTCGTCGTCGTGGCGCTAAGCGCCGTCCTGCTGGAGTTAGCGACGAACTTTGGAATGAATACAAAGATTATGTTGCCATGGAAGAACGTCGCAATAACTCGGCAATTTCGTTCACTAGATGGGCACAGGCACAAAGAGACTTAGGTCGTAATATCAACTTTCCAGCACGACCTGCTCGTCGTCCTGCCGCAAAACCAAACGCAGTTGATAAACCACAAATTGAACTTAGTTCAAAATGGAAAAAAAATACTGATGGCACTTGGGAACGCAATGGCTACAAATTGACAGCAACTTTTAATGCTGATGGGAAACTGGAAAAATTTGTTCTTCAAGAACCATATGGCAATAGTTTTGAAATGGGGTATGGCGGTCCTAACACCAAACGAGACATAAATAACTTTGCGGAATATATTTATGGAATTGCTGGTGGGAGTAGTGCGGAGCCAGATTTTGCGTCTGAATCTGGCGAAAATGTTGTATCACCGCCACGAGCACCAGCACGACAGCGCGGGAGAAATGCCCCACAATTAAAAATGAACAATCTTGTGGACAACCACTACACAGAATTACCTAAACTACAGCCAGACGATGGAAAGTTTGTCGCAGTTCGTGTTGGGAACAAGGGGATAAACACCCTTGCAGACGCAAGAAGGTACAGGGGATCGCTTGCAGATATCCCTGACGAATTTCTTTTAGACGTAATACAAAAGCGCACACACAAGGATCGTGGTGCGATGAGCCCAAATGTTGTTGATGCTGTCCGATCTGTTTTTCCATCCGCTGACGACGCAGAAGTTTTTCAAATCATGAAGCGTTTGTCTACGAATTTTCGCAGATCGCTCAATGAAGCACCACCAGCAATTGATGAAGATACAAAAAAACTTATCAAGGCATTGAAGGACAAAAATATAGAATTTATTGAAGTTCCTGCTAGTAGCGGTATTACTTCTCCACTCTATTACTTTCACCTATCTGACGATCCAGCCAAATGGGGTCGCGGATATTTTTTGAAGAAACCAGATAGAGATTGGGAGGGCATGCGAAACGGGAAAAAGGTATCTCAGCATGCAGAACTAATCGGCAACATTCTCGCTAAACAAATTGGTTTTGCAAATGGTGCACCAAGGCTTGTCAAAGGAAGCAACAATAACCCATTTTTGTTAATGGACATTTTTGTCAATAACGCAGAAGGAAAAGTTGCGGGTCGTTACAGTCCGGGCAACGTCACTGATGCAAAGTCTCGCTTCTTCAATGGTGCTTTGAATGCAATCATGAATGTTGCCGACAGGCATAACGGCAATGGCGACCAGATCAAAGGCAACGGCGCTATCCCATTGGATTTTGGTCGCGCTCTATTTGGTAGAAAGAGCGCTTCGGAACAAATGCAGTATTTGTCTAGGCTGATGATGGATCAAGCGTCATGGGGTGGATATACAAAACGCCTTAACGGGAAAGTTGGGGCAGCAAGAACTCGCGAGATAAATGCGATTCGTGCTGAACTACAGGCGGACATAGCGTTGGCGGCAGAAAATATGCGTGTAGGTTTGCGTCGCGTAAACGAAATGAACCAAGCGTATGACGCTTTAGACATTGATGCGAAGGATGACAGAATGGCGGATCTTGTCTACAATCTTGACCAATTCGCATCCCCTGAATATCTTGATCTTCTGATGCAGAAAATAACTAATTAAGGGAAAATGATTATGAAAAAACTTATTGGGGTAATTTCAAACTTTGGTTTTGGCATTTCGTGCGACGGTAAAAATGTTGAAGTGTTCGGCTCTGGCGATACAGCAGAGTCAATCAAAAAACTTATTGATGATCCAGAAAGTAGTTACAGCCAATTCGTCAAGAATGGGACGATGGATGATCCAGTTGGATATTGGATTACATCTGCGCAGAACTTTGAATATGAGACAATTCCATACTCGCAAGAAAACTTGGATATGATGAAAGCGAAATTCAGCGAATAATGCTTCAGAATATTGTTGACTTTAAAGCAAAATCGTTTCTTAGTGAACAGAACACGTCCACGATTGCTTACGAAGTTAAGGCTGTTCGCGCCATGTGGGATCCAAGCCTTTCCATTCCCGGCACCAACCGTCGTGGTGGCTGGCGATGCCCAACAGGAACACGATACGGTGGACAGATCACCGATCGTTTTGGTCGGTCTTGTGGTTGGGGAGTGGCGCGACGCATCGCTAATCAAATATCAGATATCGGTCAACGCTTGGAGAATGTTGATGATGCTCGCCGTGGTCGTCGTATTGCTCGTCGTGAACGCCGAATACTTGCAAGACTTAATCCTGAAGGCGGTGGCGCTGGTCGTCTTGAGCAAGGTTTGCGTGGTGTCGCAGATAGATTAGACGGCGGAGGAACGCCAAGCCCTCGTGGTGCGCGTAGGAGAACTGTTGTTGCACGACCACCATCAGTTGATACACCTGAAGCACCTAGGGAATTGACACCTGCACCTCGCCAACAGCGCAGAAGGCGTGCACCGAATGTTAGAGATTCAGAACAACGACGCATGGATCGCGAAATTGAACAGCCCGGTGCGCCACGAACAGGCGAAGCACCTGCTCGCCCTGCCCGTAGACGTCAACCTGCGAGACCACGGGGTGAAGGAAATCTTCGTGAATCAGAACAACGAAGAATGCAACGCGAAATTGAACAGCCGGGTGCACCAAGAACTGGTGAAGCGCCTGCTCGCCGTCGCCGTCGTGCCGTAGTTGAAGCAACAAAGAAACCTAAAGCACCAACACGCCAAGCAGATGAGACCGATCCGCTTGCAGTAGCAGAGCGTGATCTTAACGAAGCACGAGACATGTTGCAGATGATGCGACAGAACAGTGCGGCGCCACAAGCAATCAGGCGTCAACGAGAAAAAATAGTTAAGTTGGAAGAAGAGGTAAGGCGTCTTCAGCCTCCACGCACAGTTGTTGAACCAAAAGTCGTTAAGCCTCGTCGCCCTAGGGCAAACCCTGACAGGAACGACATTGGTGCTCTACTTGATGCTGAATCGGAAGAGCGTCGTGCCGTAGCAGAACCTAAACGCAGAAAACCACAACCCGGTAATAGCGATAATGCTGCGCGTTCGGAAGAGTTGCGACAAAACCGAGTGGCAATGGAACAGGCTGTTCTTGCTGATGCGAAAAAGAGGCAACGAGCCCAAAAGTTAGGTCGCAAAGTTGATGTTGACAAAATACTTAAAAACGCAAATTCAAGAGAATATGTTAACTACTTAGAAGAAAGAGTTATTAAAGAACAACGTCTTGAAGTTATAAACAACTCCGAAAACTTCCCATCTGGAAGCGAAGCGATGCGCGATAAGTTGCGTCAAGCGAAACAGCGTATTGATGCAGCGAATGTACGAATTGAGAAACTACAACAGGCTATAGATGATGGAAAACTTAACGACAACGACTATATAGAGATTGATGGCGTTCTTTTTAATATGGCGCGTGTAAAAACACTTATCGCCGATCACCGCGATGGGTGGCGGGAAGTCGCATATGCGCTTGAGTCACGCCCTTCTATAAACCCAAATAACGCTCCTGCACCACTCGGTGTTCCTCTTCTAGAGAATGATGCTTTTGACAATTTTGTACGAGGTTGGATACCTGCGATAGGTGACGATCTAGATGCAGAAGAACGAGAGGTGATGAGGGCACAGTGGGACGCTGAAGAAGAACCGATCAATGATGTCAGAAGATTCTTTAGGCGCAGGATTCTTGATGGAGATTTTGGCGAGCCCGAAGATCTGAGAGAACGAATTGCTCTAAACTTACAGGAAATTCGTGAGGCTCAAAGCCGAATGGACGGCGATGTTGAACTGATTCAAGATGGCGCCGCAACTGGTCAAAGAAGAGCAGATGCATTAAATAGGATTGTTGTTAATGCTCAGGATAGGCGCAGACGCGTTCTTGAAAATGAATTCTTTGAACAGGCATTACAAAATGTTGCACCTGAATCCTCACCGAAACCTAAAACCAAACCAAAAACTAAACCGACAACGAAGCCAACTCCAGCCCCTCAGGGAAATGCAGACGCTCCGAAGAAACAAAATGGAGCAGAGAACGCCCCCACGGAAATAGCCTATAAACCTCTTGAATTCAAACCTGCGTTTGACGCAGACAGGAACAGAGAAGTTGAAGAAAAACTTCTGGCAATCAATAACCCTACTGAGTTAGCAAAAATGATTGCAGAACTTGACAAGTTGAAATTCAATCATGGTGCCGCGCAACAGGCACGGCTTAATGATCATCACAATGCTTTGGATAACGCACTCAAGGATATTGCTCGTGGTAAATCGTTAGATGATGTGATGGAAGACTACTGGGATAATAATGACGGTAGCGTTCAGGCAAACATAAAGATCGCCAGAAGAAAAGCACAATACGACGAAGAGTGGAGACTCTTCCAAGGAGGCGCAAATAACATCAGAGAGTTGGATCAGGCAAACAAACTCCTAGTCAGAGAACAAGCATCTTTTGAACTGAGCAAAAGATTTGAAAAAGATCTGAAAAATGCGATCGCTCGCAAAGAGCAAGGTTTTGTTGTCAATGAGAATGATTCAAACTTGGCAAAAATAACTCCTGATGATGTAAAAGCACAGATTGACGCCGATATAGGTAAAGCAATATCAAAACGTGGCAACAAGTTGACCAACTATCTTAAAGAAAGATTCCCTGAAGGTGGTGCTAAGCCACAGTATAGAGATATGACACCAGAAAAATGGCAACAGATGTCCCCATCGCAGAAGAAGTCATACATCATGGAAGCCTATTCTCATCCACTCATCAAGGGTGCTAACGGAAAGTTGTACAAAGTATCAGTAACCGATTACCGTGAAGGTGGCGATGGGAAAATCATCCTTATGACATCTTTTGATGAAATTGATACAAACGGGCGTGTCGTTAGATCTGGTATCGCTTCATCTACAAGAACAATTTATCATGGTGCTAATTATGCAGACGACGCAAAGCATGTTTATCAAGACTCTCTCTTCGTACGATCAGACATAGATAAAGCAGCCGATCTTGCAACAATCTATAATCAAACCGCATTTACTTACCTGAAAGCAATCGGCATCAACAAGGCTAAAGTTGGTCCTGCTGAGGATGGGAAATACGTTTGGGCAAGAGTTGGTTTCAAAGAGGAACTAGGTGGCATGAACAGAGTTCATTACGATAGATTTGAAGATGCATTGAAGTTCTACAAAAACTTCGGACCAGGTGGATTGATATCTTCAGACGAACAATACATGCGCGTCAAGAAATTCGTTGAGGCTGGACGCGCAGGGCGCAAATACAGCCATCAAGATGCAATATTCTTGATTGATGACGGCAATATTGCGGACAAAGCAAGACGACAATACATTAAACACTGGTTTGTGGAGAATGCACCTCTAAGTGGTGCGGTTCTGAGTTTCGGAGAACAAAAAATTGGCGCACAGGTACGCTAAGGGATTTTATGAAACTAACAAACGAACAAAAATCTGTTATCAGAGAAGAACTCTTCCGAAACGTCAAGAACGGAGAAACACGATCAAAAATAATTTCAACTGCTTTCGGTTTCGCCCATGAAAACGGTGAAGATGGCGACACAGAAAAAATGGTTAGTTACCTGATGAATAATAAAGACAAAATTGATGAACTTTTTATGGAATTTGGTATGTCTATGCCATACTCATCTGAGACGGAACCTGAAAAGAAAAAAACTAAAAAGTAATGTCAGAAAATAAAGAAAAAACCACTAGGGATCAGGCGCTTCGTGTTGCCCGCATGCTCGGGTGTCAGGGCGCTCATGAGACCGATGCTGGTTGGATGCCTTGCTCCTCACATGAGGAATATGAGGGTATCAAAAAGGGTAAAGAAGAGTATTTAAAGGTTCGTGCTTCAAATAACAAAAAACCTTTGCCAAAGATGGTTCAACGGACAAAGCGGTTAGAAACAAAGTCTGATGCATATTACGAGAATCGTGCTGATGCTGTTGCTATTTCTAAGGCTCGTGGTTGTGGTGGTGTGCGAACTGTCATGCTTGCAGGGAAAAAATATTATGCGGTTTGTAACCATAAGGCACCTAAACGGGGTTGGGAGAACCTTGATGAGAAACCTATTTCTGGTATCGCAACCTTGCCGGGTGGTGGGCTTGTCACTGGCTCGTTTTCGGGTAAGTCTCTAGGTCGCCCTATTGGCGGTGTGTCCAATTTTGATGGTGACGGTGATGGGAAGGTTACTGGTCCTGACGGAGAAGACAATATTCCTGCGCCCAAAATACCTAAAAAAATGTTTCACGGAAGCACGGTGAAGTTAAATGTCGGGGACTACTTGCTCCCACCTTCAGAAACTGGAGTTAAGCCACGGGCACATCCAGACATTGACGCAATTGAGTTCAACAACACAAACTATGTCTACTTAACTTCAAAACTTGAAGATGCTCGTGGTTATGGATCTGACGTCGTGAAACCCGGACAGACTATATACATCTACGAAGTTGAACCATCTGACGATGTTGAAGAAGATCCAGAGAATGAAATGTTTGGGGTGGAAGGCGGATTTCGTTCTCGTAAAGCAAAAATAAAAAAGATAGTAGCAACTCTTACGAGTAATTCTGACGGATCTCTAGAAGAAAAGGGTTTCGTTAACTTTGTTAGCCGTTCCACAGACCCTGACACTTTCAGTGACCCTGAGTCTGCCCGTATTCGTGCACGCAACCTTGGATGTATAGGTATTCGCCGTTACACGGCACGGGATGGCAAACTTGTTTGGCTTCCATGTACGAATGTTTCTGACTACAACCGTGTCACAGGTATCCGTGGGGATAACAGCCCTAGGAATAATCCTCGCCGTCAGGGTTCGGGTTTCAAAAAGAAATCAGAAACAGAGGAAAAAGCACTTGGTCGTTCAATTGGTGGCTATAGAAGAATGTTCAAACCAATCGGTGGGGTAGGCGCACTTGAAGATGGAGACGGAGACGGTTTTGCTACTGGTGCAGATGGCGAAGATAACATTCCTGTAGCAAAAGTGCCAAAACCTAAAAACAAAAAACCAGCGCCCAAGAAAAAAGCACCAAAGAAAAAGTTAACACCACAACAACAGCGCGAACGAACCAGATGGGAAAACCAACTTCGGCGAGACGAACTTGCTAAAAGGAAAAGAGAGATTGAATTTGAGATAGAGCGTCGTAAACCAGATGTCCCTCGTCTCCCACCGGGCATGGTCAACATTGAAAAAGCCCGAGAAGTTAAAAAACATTGGGATGACCTTGTTGACAATCTTTTTGAACAAGCAGAATGGGGCAACGACGAAAAGGCTCAGGAAAAGAAAAAACGGAAGTTGTTGGCTCAGGCTTATGTTGCCACGGCGCGCAAGTTTAAACTTTCTCCCAAGCAAGTACAGCAACACATGAACGAAGTTGGTAGAAGAGTGTACGACGATTTGCCATGGGTTTGGCGTCCAGAAGATCTACCAGTAAGAGACATCATGTTGGTGCGAGGTGCAAAACCATCACAAAAAGATGCGCTAAGCGATGGCATCATTTCCTTCAAAGGTGTCCCTAAGCCAAAGAAAAAACCGCCGACCGTGACAAGCACAGACATCAACAACCTTGCTGTCATGGTACGCAAAAATAACGCTAAAGCAAAAACTTCTGCCAAAACGAACCTCCGTGACCTCAAGGTGGTATTCGTTAGAGGGCTGGCTGACGGCGGTCGGGAAGAAGCAAATAATCGGGTCTCAAAGTTCCTATCGTTGCTGAACTCCGACAAACCTAAAGATGTAAAGTATTCAGAAGATAATGATCTTTTGCCTATTGACCACCCATGGAAAAACCGTAAAACAGCCAAGAAATGGGCTGATTTTGAAGAAGGCGAATACGGTGTCAAATACGCTGGCGGATGCTGTCCAAAGGTAGTTAAAAGATACCGTCCAAAATAGCCGAGTGTTAAATATGGGGTTGCATTTCTAATACTACTTTGATGTTATTCTCGTATTACAGTAATAGTAACTGGACTAGGTGCTTACCGAAGTCTGCAATGAAGAAACATAAGTAATCACCAACCAAATCCAATTCACTAGGAGTGAAAAACATGTCATTTGACAACAGCCGTTTAACTGAACTTCAAGGTGCAATGCGCGCCAAGATGGCAGAAAACAAGACAATCGCCGACAACTTCAAAATTGAAGACGGCACCGTAGTCGTATCCGCAGAACAAAAGACCGCGTTTGACAAGAACATGGCAGACATCCGCGAGATCAAGTCGCTCGTTGAGAGCCTTGAGTCAATGCGCGATGCTGACAAGTGGGCTTCAGAGCCACAGGATTCAGTAGCACAGGCTTCGGCTTTCGCTTCACAAGAAATCCAGCATGCAGTTCAGTCAATGGGTCGCAAGAGCATTGGTGAGGCATTCCTTGCTTCAGCAGAGTTCAAGTCCCTTTTGCAGAGCGGTTCGGCAAACATGCCAGCACCATACAAGTCGGGTAGCGAAGTGTACAGTCAGAAAGACTTGTACTCGGCACTCCCAACTGGTACACCTGGCTCGTTCGGAACCATCCAACGCGATGCAATGGTTATTCCTCCAATGCGTACCAAGCGTGTTCGTGACTTGTTCCCAAGTCGCACCACAACTGCTGCGATCATTGAATACTTCCGCATGACGGGATTCACCAACAACGCAGCAGCAGTTGCTGAGCGTTCGGGTTCCGCATTCGGCGCCAAGCCACAGTCGTCTTTCACCTTCGTTGGTGAGCAGGCTCCTGTTCGCACCTTGGCTCACTGGGAAGCCGCACACCGCAATGTTCTTGCTGATGAGCCACAACTGCGCTCAATCATTGACAACGAGTTGATGTACGGTCTTCGCTTGCAGGAAGATGCACAAATCCTTAACGGTTCAGGAACTGGCGAAAACCTTACGGGTATCTTGAATACCTCGGGCGTACAGACCTACAACTGGTCGGATGGCGTGTACTCAGCAACTGCTGGTATGAGCGACACCAAGGCTGACGCAATCCGTCGTGCCGCAACCCTTTCCTTCTTGGCTTACTACGAGCCATCGGGTATCGTTCTTAACCCGAACGATTGGGAAGACATTGAACTCAGCAAGGACGGCAACGGCGCTTATGTCGTAGCAGTTTCTGTTGCAATGGGTGGCGAGCAGAAGTTGTGGAGGATCCCAGTTGTGGACACCCCTGCAATTGCTGAAGGCACCGCACTTATCGGCGCATTCGGTACGGGAGCACAAATCTACGACCGTGAATCACCAAGCATCCGCATTAGCGAACAGCACGCAGACTTCTTCGTGCGTAACGCAATTGTGATTCTTGCTGAACAGCGTTTGGCTCTTGCAGTCAAGCGTCCAGAGTCGTTCGTCAAGGTATCTTTTGACGGCGCACCAGCAGCACCGTAATCATTAAGTAATTAACAAAAACCCCGCTCTAGCCGAAAGGTTGGGGCGGGGTTTTTGCTTTTTGTGGGATAATGAGGAACTATGAAATTCACTGATTTGATTAACGGTCAACCGATCTCTGTTCGTGTCAAAGCGGAAGAATCTTGCCCTAAAGCGACACAGGACATTGCGGTAAACCTTGCCAACAGAGGCAAAGCAATCAAGACAGCGATGTATGGTCCGCTTAATCCTTCTGAACCAAACACGGAGTATTGGGGCAAGTTAGCAAAAGAGTGGGATGTTGATAACGCTTCTGCGAAAAAACAATTGTGCGGAAACTGTTCACTTTTCATTCAAACACCTTCCATGAAAGACTGCATCAACAAAGGTGTAACTGGTGGCGATCGTCAAGATGAGTGGGAAGCAATTGATAGTGCTGGCGAACTTGGATATTGCGAAGCATTTGATTTTAAGTGTGCGTCAAAGAGGACTTGCCGTGCTTGGGTTGCTGGTGGTCCGATCGTTAAAGAGAAGTCCGCTAAACCGTTGCGTGATCCAAAGGGTGGTTTAACTGCCGCTGGTCGCGCACACTTCAATAGGACAGAGGGATCTAATTTGAAACCGGGCGTGAAGGGTCCTGCTGATACACCAGAAAAGATGCGTCGCAAAGGATCATTTCTTACACGGTTCTTCACCAATCCTTCTGGTCCTATGAAAGACGAAAAGGGTCGCCCAACACGGCTCGCTCTTTCAGCGGCTGCTTGGGGCGAACCAGTTCCACAGAATGTGGATGATGCCAGAGAACTAGCCGCTAAGGGAAAAAGAATGCTTGAACGATATAAGAACTCCAAAGATAAGGATTGATTGTGGAAAGATTTTGGTACGGAGCAACAGTTATCGGTGTTGTTGATGGTGACACCGTTGATTTGATGGTTGATCTAGGTTTCAGTGTTCATCATAAAATTCGTGTTCGCCTATATGGGATTAACACCCCTGAATCGCGAACAAAAGATCTGAAAGAAAAAGAACTTGGCTTAAAGGCAAAGAAGTTTGTTGAGGATTGGATAACCAACCACAAATGGGTTTTTGTCAACACCATTCCTGACAAGAACGACAAGTATGGTCGTGTTTTAGCAAGAATTTATTCATCAGACAAAATTGACGACCCTAAAACAGCGTGCCTGAATATTGACATGATTCAATCAGGAAACGCAAGAGAGTACTTTGGTATAGGCGATAAGACTTGGGCTGAGTTCAAAAAGGAAACAAAATAAAATGAGCGATGAAAAATCAATTATAGAAATGCTGATGGCGCAACTCCCTATGAGAATCGTGGGCATGCCAAAACCCATGGTGCCCAATCTCCACCCTGAAGAAAAAGCACTCGCGGACGCTTTAGTGCAAATCACTAAGCAGTACGGAAAGTTCAATCAGGACTACACGGGTGTATGGGCTGGTTACGACGAACCAATGAAAAACGAGGTTGCCTCAATTGGAGTTAAATGCTCAAATTGTGTTCTTTACGAAGGTGGTTCATCATGCAAAATTATTTCTTTGCCTGTTGCACCAGAAGGCAAATGCCGGTTCGCTGTAATCCCTGATGGTGTAGTTAAAGCAAAATAGCAAATTATAGGTACTTGGCGTTTACCATTTCTAGATATCTTAAATCGCTTTTAAGGTAATCAATCTGTTTCTTTAGATCTGCTACCTCTATACGTAGTTTTTCTAATTCGCTATCAACCAAATGGTTAAATCCTTGTTCCGCTAAGTGGGTTTTCTCAAGCATCTCTACACATTAGTTCTTTATTCAACTAGTAAAAAGAATGTTGAAGAGAATCTTTTGCCCTTGGTTACAGGTCTAACCCAATGCCACAGGTTCGCATCAAAGAATATGCACGAATTCGGTTGTGGTTTTAAGGTGAATAAATTCCTCAACTCGGTGTTGTCTACAGGGGTTTGAGGCAAAGGTGGTCTACTGCTTGTGAAGCAAACCTCCCCACCTTCGTAGTCGTCGTTCAAGTAGTAGACGGCAGAAGCATTCGGGGAGAACCCAACCTCTGGATCGTCTGGATAATCCTTGTTGGGGACAGAGTCTTGGTGAACACCCATTCCTCGGTTCTCATAAAAAGCAAGGACATTCCCACCTTTTATCTTGAGAAGATTTTGCTGACAGTGAAGCGGGTAAAGGGTATTGATTTTTTTACGAACTTCCCCAGTCTCAACACCATCAATGTTAACTAAATGTGGGGTTTGTTCACTTGAACTGCCATCACGGCTAAGAGCCTGATCAAGAATGTCTTTGAAACGATCTTCTTCCAAAAAATTTGTTAAATAAACAAACGGGCGGAATGTTTCAACACCCATCAGAGCGTTTCCCACCTCATATGTTTCTTGTATACATCAGGGCTGATAACCGTTGGGTCAACCCACCAATCCTCGTGAATCGTTCTCACAACAAGCGTGTAGCCAAGACAGTCAAGGATTTCCCGTTGTGCGTCTCTTTGTCCTGTATTTCGGAAATACATGTTCGCATCATGCTCAAAGGTAATAATTGAAAACCTGTACTGCGTTAAAGGAACAGTGATTAGACCTAAAAGGGTGGTGTAATGATTCCCGTTAGGTCTCGTAGCCCTGTCATAGCCAGTATCAATATCTACTTGTAGATAGTCAATTTGTTTTGGGAAATGGTTGTTATGAAAGTAACTGATGTAATCAAAGTTCAAAGCGTCACCCATGCAAGGATTTGACCTGTTCCCAATGAATTCTTCACGACGCTCATCAACTAGTTCAAACGAGACACCCTGCCACCCAAATTGCTTTTCTAAAACATTGGTATTGCTACCGTCAGATGAATGAAACGCGCCTAGTTCAACATAAAAGCCATCTTTTTTATAATCAAGAATGTCTAAAACAAATGCCTCTTGATTACTGCTACCTGTGTATCGGTTCACTTCTTGAAACCGTTTTTCCGCACTAGATCGCCGACTGTTTTTATGGTTGAGCCAAGTGAACTTTTAATGTCCTGATTAGTTATGTTGACTTTCACGGTTTCTCTTTTTGCTGAATTCAACTCAGACTGAAGAATGCGAATCATCGTTTCAAGTTCTTTTAGTTTTTGGTTTGTTTCTTCAACAAACTCCTCAAAACGATTCTCCATATTGTCTCCGCCGTAAGGCATTTCATTCTCCGTTTTCTTGTTTTTCAACAATCCTGATCGCTCGTGAACATATTCTATCCCATTGTTCTGGATGGTTGTCTTTAATCCATTTAATGGCGATCTGTGAACGCTTGTTAGCAACGATTTGGTGAAACCTAGCCTGAGACTTTCCTGCTGAAGTTTTTCTATACCCACGCATGTATTCGGCGGCTGCTTTTTTGCACAGTACGCATCTACATTTAGAGTTCGTGTATGTGGCGTAAAGCCCGTGAATTATTTCGTCTGCCATGACCAACCATAGATAGTTCGGAGATGTGTTTTTGCAACATCATCTCGTGTTGTTTTACCGCCAGAATATCCGCCTGCTAAAGCGAAAATAGCCTTGTTGGAACCAATGAAATTAGAGACAATTTTCTCTCGTTCCGCAATGACGCTTTCGTCTATCCCATGAGATCCTACTGGATCAATACCTGCGTTATAGATGAACAGTGTCTTATCTGTGATGAACGGTTCTGCCAAAGTCAAGGCATTCCTGATTTCTTCTAAATAGTCTTCTTCACGGCTAAGAACATGCAGGGAAGCCCAGGTATCGTTTTCGTCAATGTCGTACCCGTCAAACCAATTGGTTGATAGGTCAATGTGTCTGATTGGTTTAACTGATGTTTGAAAGTTCTTGTTGAATTCTTTCAAAAAGTCCATAGTTCCACCGCCACAGTGAGCATCAAAATCAAGGACGATAGGTTCAAACCCTTGCTGATATGCGTAGATTGCTGACAGCGCAATTCCGTTGATCGTGCAGAAACCTGCACCGCTACCTCTTGAGGCATGGTGTAGTCCTGAAGAGAGACTCCCGCTTCTATTGGATCCTGCCTTTATCTCGTCTACCGATGCCACTAAACCGTGCGTGTGTGCGCGAGCGAACTTGTAAGTGTTTTTACACCAACTAAAACCTTGGCTTTGCGCTAGGTGTGGGTCGTTGTTTGTCTTCAGTGCCTCAACATATTTTGGGGTAAGCCATTTGTTGATGAGACGATCCGTTACAGAAATGTCCGTGATCTGTTCAGGGTCAACAATTTTGATTTCGGGTATGTCTTTAAGCAAACGAACCCTTTCGGCAATATCGTTATCCGAATTGATCAGATTGACAATATTGTTTGACTTTCGTGATGTGTCAAAATCATGCTGAATGCTTGTGTATGTTTCGTTCCAAAAAACTTTCATCAAATTACCAACCCATTTCTGTGTGGTTATTGCGTATCTCCAAAAGGGTTGTACCAAGATTGAAATAGTTATCTAAATGTTTTACCATCAGTGTGTTTGGCGCGAAAGTACGACGAGCACCACGATAGAAACTTTTCTCAATCGGATGCTGTTTTTGTAGCGTCAAAAATGCTTCAAGTGGATCTACGCCATTTGCTATTGCCACACCCCATGCTGTTGCTGTAGACCTAGATATTCCTGCGTGGCAGTGAACCAACAACTTGGGAACGCCAACACCGAATTCAATTAGTTCAACAACATCGTCAAATGTGGGTCCACCATTGCTTTCAAACATGGTGTCCCTAAATTCAACGACCTTATGTATAGGGTGTTTGAAGTCACGCACTTCGTCCTTGAACGGACCGGCGGTGATTACGGCGTCATATTCAAGGCATTGGCTTCGTGCTTCTTGAAGGTTTCTGACGGTTGGCATGGCTATTAGTGAGGTTTCCATATATTCGCTTTCTTTAGTATTTGTAGGTATATTACTCATACCGTAAGTGTAGCCCCCATGTGTGAGGTTTGGCAACCCGACAAAACCCTCTAGATACAAGGAATATATATTTAAGTTTTTTTATATAAAAAGTTGTTTTTCTCCGACATGTTAGTTAGTCTCTCTTTTCAGGAAGACATAAACCACTAGACAGAAATAGGAGCCCAATATGGCTACAACATATCAGCAACTGAAAAAGAAACTTGGGGTTAGCCGTGGACGTAAGCCACTGCCCGCAGAGGAGCGCGCCCGTCGCGCCGAACTGCGCAAAGTTGAGGCAAAGCGTCGTAATGAGGCAAAGCGCCGTGCATCTTTTGTTCTACAAACCCGATACACCGAAGAGTTTGATGAACTGTTTGCAGAAGAAATGAAGGCAATGAAGTTGGAAAACAAGTTCGCACCCAAAAACTAACATTTGGGGCAATCAGTCTATGCCCCCTCGCATAGAAGGGAAGGAGCGCCGAAAGGCGCTCCTTTTCCTTTTCCTAGGGCGAGGTATAATTACCTATGCCTGAGTACATTTTTGGTGACATAGAAATCTTGCGAGCAGTCTCCGAACCATGCATTGTTTGCGGTGACCCGAACGGCAACTGCGTACCCGAAGGACATAAACCTCCTGAAAGACTTTTCGGATTGGGTATCTTCAAATCACTAGATGACAAGCAAACATTTAGAATAGAAGAAGATTTTTTTGTAGACGAAGAAATCTCTGCTGGTGTTTTTGCCAAAGTTCGCAAATTCGCTGTAGGTCAAGTGATTCCTTTATCTGAGGCAAGAAAATATAACCTTACCCGTAATTAGGATTTTACTTAAAATACTTGGTGCTGTACTATTGTTCTCCACCCATATTGCCTAGTGCGCCGAAAGAGGATGTAATGACTTCGCTGTTATCCCAAGAATTTGTAGACCGATACAAAACACAGACACCACCATGGGGATTCAGCGGTCTTGGCGAGGTTGTCTACCTGCGCACATACTCTCGCCGGATTGAAGAGTTGAACCGAAACGAAACTTGGTTGGAAACAGTACAGCGATGTGTAAACGGTGCAGTAGAAATTGGAACACCACTCACACAAGATCAAGCAGAAAAACTTTTTGACCATGTATTTCACCTGCGTGGATCGTTCTCTGGTCGTGCCCTATGGCAACTTGGAACCCCGTTGATCAAGCAGTTCAATGCCGCTTCGCTGAATAACTGCTATTTCGTAAACATAGAAAAAGTAGAAGATTTTGAGTTCCTCTTTGATCACCTGATGCTTGGCGGTGGAGTTGGATTCTCCGTTGAACGAGCAAAGATCCATGACCTGCCAAAAGTTTTGCCTAATGTGAAAATCACGCACGACCGTTCAAATGATGCAGACATCATTGTTCCTGACTCTCGTCAAGGTTGGCGACGACTCCTGCACAGCGTACTTAAATCATATTTTGATACAGGTAAATCTTTCTCCTATTCAACGATCCTTATTCGCGAATTCGGTGCACCACTAAAAACATTCGGCGGAACAGCAAGCGGACCAGGTGCGCTAGTTGACGGAATCGCAGACATTTGCAAAGTTATGGAAGCACGCGAAGGAAAGAAACTCCGCTCAATTGATGTTCTTGACATTTGCAACATCATTGGTCGCGTTGTTGTTTCAGGATCATCACGACGCTCAGCACAGATCGCTATCGGCGACCCTGATGATGTTCTGTTTTTGCGAGCAAAGAACTGGGCTTCGGGGGATATCCCGGGTTACCGAGCAAACTCAAACAACAGCATCTACGCCGACTACTACGACCACATCATGCCAGAACTATGGAAGGGTTACACGGGTGGCGGAGAACCATACGGTTTGGTGAATCGTCGCCTCGCACGAAAGTTCGGACGCCTCAAAGAAGAACGGGCAGATAAAACAATTGAAGGGTTCAACCCTTGCGCGGAAATCGGTTTAGGTGATGGGGAGTCATGCAACCTTGCAACCATATTCCTACCGAACATTTGCAGTATTGAACAATTCAAAGAACTGTCTGAACTTCTGTACATGGTTCAGAAGCAAATAACTCGCCTCACTTATCCTTACGCAAAAACAAATGCGATTGTTGCTAAAAATGCGCGTCTAGGACAAAGCGTCTCTGGCGTTCTACAGGCTTCAGAAGAACAAGTTTCTTGGTTGGATGAGGCGTACCGCAACCTTGACGAATTTGATGTCAACTATTCAAAGGAAAAAGGTTTCCCTCGTTCTGTCAGGTTGACAACTGTTCAGCCATCAGGGACGCTCTCATTGCTCCCCGGGATCACTCCGGGCATTCATCCCGCATTCGCACCGTTCTACATCCGTAGGGTGCGTTTTGGAGCGTCTGACGCCCTTGTAGCAGGCTTGCGTGCACGAGGACATAAGGTTGTTTGGGACATTGGTATTGATGGTCGCGAAGACCACACTCGCTATGTTGTTGAGTTCCCGTGCAAGTCACCAGATAACGCTGTACTCGCCGAAAACATGACTGCCGTAGAGCAACTTGAATGGGTGAAAAAGATGCAAACCGAATGGGCTGATAATGCCGTTTCGGTGACTGTTTACTACCGCAAGGAAGAACTTGAATCAATCAAAGAATGGTTGTCCAAGAACTACGACACAGGCGTCAAATCAGTATCTTTCCTTTTGCATGCCGACCACAACTTCCCATTGCCACCATACGAGCAAATCACACAAAGTGAATACGATGCGCTCGTAAAGAAAGTGGACACATCAGTTCCTTTGAGTCAGGCAAGCGGTATTGATCTTGACCTTGATAATTGCGCGACAGGTGCTTGTCCAATCAAGTGAAATGACTCAAAAACCTATCACCCTTTACCCCGTCGTCATAAGGGAGGCGAGGTATGGGGGGATATATGAGGGTGGGAAGTGGCTTGCATTCGCAGAGTGTGACGAATTCACTGAACCTATGCTTGATTATTTTTATGGAGACGACTGCGATGCTGTTGATCTGTTCACCGACGAATACAAACAGTCAATCGGCATAGGAGAAAGCCCGAACATTGCATATGCCGATCTTTGCCATAAAAAAGGAATTTCAAAAGAATAATGTTCCCAACATTAAAAGAACTCGGTGCCCACGACGCCTATGAACGGGCTGCCGTGATTTTAGAAAAACATGGATTCTCCAACCACACGACATACGACCCATACACAAAAGAAGTTGATCTATGGGGTGCGATACTCCTCGCCTGTGGGGCTAAAGAAAAATTCCTTGCTGAAGGAGTAACAGACGCAGAAGAATGCGGTGTAGCGCCATTTATGTGCGGAAGAGCAAGATTCTTTTGCGAATACCTAGAACTAGTAACAGGAAAAGAAATAGCAGAATGGTGTGCTTGTCACGCCCAAGAGGATGCTATCTCATTGCTCAAGAAAGCAAGCGACAGGGTTGCTATAACAGTTCTACGCCCGTAAATAGTTAATCCCCCACAGACCTGCACGGATGTGGGGGATTAACTACTTGTCGGGTTTAAATTTTTACTTACTTAATTATCAGGCTACAACTCCACCTGGGTGGTTGCCACGAAGTGTTGCTACTGAAACAACATCTGAACCATCTTGGTCTGCTGATTGGTCAATCTGAAGAAGAGCGGTCAAGTTTGAACCAGCGGTTCCCGAACCAACTGCGCCAACAACCAAGTGAACGAGATCGTCTGCTGCGAGTTCATCTGCACCGTCAACGGTTGACATTGTTGCTACAGCGGAGGTTGCTCCAGCGGCGATTGACCAAGTTCCTACAACGGTTCCCGAAGCGGTAGCCTTGCGAACTGTTCCACTCAAAACTGAACCAGCAGGAGCGGTGCCTGCGGCAACCGTGATGGCTCGTACACGACCTGCAACAGGAGTGCGAACAACAACAGTTGAAGTTGTTGCACATGTGCCTGTAACCGTCATTGGGAGAAGAAGTGGTGCTGATGCTGACATTTTTGACCTCCAAGTCAAAGAGAACTACTGAAATACTTATGTAGGTAAATAATACAACATTTACTACCCCTCAGAAGCAACCTCAAAAAGAGACAACTGACTATCCGCTAACTCGCGGGCAATTCTCAACTTTTCCTTCTCATCAGACAAACGCAATGTTGCGATCTGTGCATACTCAGGGTTCAACTCACAGCCCAAATACGATCTACCCAACTTTTGGGCTACAACCCCTGTGGTGCCAGCACCAAAGAACACATCCAACACCGTGCATGGGACAGTTTCAGCGGTTTCGCATTTGCAAGCCTTTTCCCAACCGATTGTGTCGGTTTGAGAATAACCTGCGTCTCCTTTGCCATTTATTTCCCCATACGCGCCTTCGTAGTTGTTTGGACGATAACGAGGATCGTCCACTGGAAGTTCGTTTCGGGCTATCCTCTTGCGGTTCACTTGACGAACCAACGGTGACCCACATTGAGCACAACATCCCATTTCGCTCGTACCAGCGGAGATGCAGGGCTCTATCAGATCCTGAGGGAATGTTGCGAAGTGCGCTCCCTTGAATGGCTTCGTTGTCACCGTCCATACTGACCTCTTGTTCCTGAATGCTCCAGTTGACCCATGCATTGCATTTGAAATGCCTGCATCTTTACGACTGTCCGCACGAGACCCCCTGTCATCATAAGCATATTTTGCTGGTTCCTTAATCGCTTCACTATCAAAAAAATAATGAGACTTCTTTGTTAGCAAGAACATGTATTCGTGTGCTTTGGTGCACCTGTCACGAACAGACTCAGGCATCGGGTTTGGTTTAGCCCAAATAATGTCTTGACGCAAATACCAGCCATCTGCTTGCAAGGCAAAAGCAACACGCCAAGGAATACCAACTAAATCTTTAGGTTTAAGATCGCCATCATCGCGACCAATTTTTGCTCTGAAATCTTCGTTCTCTCCACCAGCGTTGGAAGCGTTAGTAGAAGCGATTGACTGCTTCCACCCATTCCCGTTGCTACCCGCATAAGAGTCGCCTAGGTTCAACCAGAGCGTTCCGTCTTCTCGTAAAACTCTGCGAACTTCACGGAAAACTTCCACCATATGTTCTACATATTCGTCAACGGTTGGCTCTAAACCAAGTTGGCTATCCTTACGCATTGCGCCACAACGAGGACATTGAACTTTATAAATGCCGTCACCGATAGCGCCTTCAAGAAGTTTCTGTCCAGTTGAGCAACTCTCACTGAACTTACTATCTCGTTTATGAGAGCATTCAGGATCGCCACCAATCCAAGTGGCAGTTCCATAATCCCTTAGACCCCAATACGGTGGTGAGGTGACAACGCAGTGAATGCTGTTATCCGCCAAAGACGCAAGAGTTTCCCGTACATCACCAAGGAGAATGTTTGAATCAATAACAAATGGCAGCACAGTCTCGTCGTTTGTCATTTTTCCCCTCGTAAACCCCTCATGGGGTTCAGACTACTTGCTAATCTTGAACCACGCAAGCATTTTCTTACGAAGAGGCAAAGATTTAACATCGTTTACCCTGATAACAGCAGTCTGTTCAGCCATTACCTTCATAAACTTTTCGGCATTTGCAAATTGCTGTTTTGGTTCACTGATTTTTGCCAATAAACGATCAGAGTCTTCAGGACGAACATTTGTTGTCTTCTTTGAAGCAGATGCTTTCTTGACGGGAGCCTTCTTGGCAGGAGCCTTTTTTGCTGATGCCTTCTTGACAGGAGCCTTCTTTTTGTTTGACTTTTTTGGTTGTTTTGATGTCATACAAAAACCCTAGTACAAAATAAATAGCATAAATGTAACCCCCATCATTTTGGAGAAGTGACCATACGGTAGGGTTTCCTAACATGTATACAGGCTTCTACGAAACAGAATTTGACAAAATAGCGCTATGCGCCGAGTCAATTAAAACTGCAAAAACTTCATTAATTGAAGAAGATGGAATAGGCTCAGATTTAAATATAAACATATTTGGGTGGAAAAATAATGAGTTGGCAACAATAATTCAACTCAAAAATACCTTCTCCATTCCTAAAGATGATCGGATTCAGTCACTGATAGAGGCTTCCGTAATCATGCGTCGTGGTTGGGGAATCACAGAATTCACCATCGCAGCCGAAGGATATTGCTCAATGGCTCCAGCAGAAACATCTGGTGAAAACCTTGCACAACTTTTTGCTTTAAAAGACTCACCAGTAACAGAGTGCGTATCTTTTACTCACCTAACGCTTGACGACCATATTTTTGTTGCGATGCCATACAAGGTGCAACTAGGAAGAAAAGTTGATTTCGGTGATGTTCTTTGGTTTAACGGCGGGAAAGCAATGCGCGATATTGAATACCCCGCAGCGCTAAAAGCGTCGTTGAAACTAAAACAGGAACCGATTGACTCATCTCTAGACCGAGAAACATACTTTGGTACACTCGCTTCAGCAGTAATGCACTGCGGATTTGAAATATTTTATAGGGACGATATCTAAATAGAAAATGGAGCCAATAGATTTTTTCCACGAAAATGGTTATGTTGTATTCAAAAAGGCTATAAGCGAAAGTCTTTTAGATGAATACAATTCTGTATGGGAGAAAGAAAACTCCAACAAAACTGATCAGTATGGAAATAATTTTGGGTGGGATAAAGAGGAAGAGTATATAGAACATCCCGAAGTAATGGACATAATGTGCAGTCCAATAATAGTAAATTTTTTTACTGAACTGAAACTTGCTGTTGCTCTTCACCGTGTAGACACATGGTCTATGAGTAGCCAAAAAAATTGGCATCAGGATTCAATACATTCAAACCCCGCCGCCTTCAACAACTACATAGGTGCTTGGGTTGCGGTAGAAAATGTTTTGTACGAAACAGGACCATTCCAACTGATACCCAAATCACATAAATGGGTTTTTGATAAGCATACGGCTTATTTTGGAGAAAATAGTGGGGAAGTGATTGATGGACGGTGGTTAAACTATGAACTTGAAAAACAAGTTGAAGAGCATAAAGAAGTAGAGCATTTTACTTTCCTTGCTCAAAAAGGCGACCTGTTGATTTGGCATGGCAATCTCATTCATCGCGCCCTAGTGTCTGCTGACAAAAATGCGACAAGGAAAGCCGTTATTGGTCACTACAGCAACTCAAAGCAATACGAAGATGCAGTTGACGAAGGATACGAAAAGAACATGACCTCACTGCTTGATGACCCAAACGTTAAACAATGGAAAAACTTGGGGTATTACTACGCCAGAAAAAAGTAATTAGAAATTTAAAGGATTTTTCTGTTTTTCAAATTCTGTCCATTCACGGAATGAACCGCCGCTGTCGCCGTAGCGGTCAAATCTGTCAACAGAATGCATTAGGAATGAGTGGGTTGACACAACGATCGCCGCTGTAATAAGAATTGTAATAATCATAGGGATACATGATGCCATCTCTGCAAGCGATCAACTGCACGAAACTATCGTTTTACGAAATTAGATGGTGTCAATCTCTTTTTGTGATACCGCATTGTCGTCAGCATCAACTATTTCTGCATCCTGAATATCGTCGCCATCTTCAAGAGCGGGGAAGTCACCGAGCAATTCTTTGATTGTTTCACGAGGCATAATTCCCGCATCGCTCATAAGCATCAAAAGTTTCTTAGCCTCAGCCTCGGAATCAAACTTTTCAGACTGAACCACACCCGGCGCACCAGCCAAAACAGCCCGCAACGGAGAAGCATCACGGACATCCATTTGCACATTCACATTCGTTTGTTCCATGCCTAACAATTTTGCGCGACGATCAATAATAGAAAGAACAGTAGACACAGCCTTAATATCAGGCTCAATAGAAACCTCTGTGCCGTCATCCATTTTCTGTTTTCGGTGTTGCGTTAACGGCCAGATTGCAGATTGCAGAGCATCCAAACGCTCAAGTTCCATCTGAAGAACCTCAGGATAAGCCAACAAAGCCTCCTGATTTAACTTGCCAAGTTGCCTTCGGATTGAATTGGAAACATTAGAAGTACCGACCCCAAACCTTCGCGCTATCTCGGCAATTGGCACACCAGCCTGACGCATCTTAAAAATACGCAAGTCTCGCTCAGCAAGAAATTCTCTAGTTAAACCTTTTTCAGCCATGTCAGGATGCTTTCATAAATTCAATAACTTCAAATGGGAAGATTTTCCCTCTTCTCATTTTAGTCGGGAATTCGCGCACATCTCGCGCGCCACGGAAGTGTCGCACATCATAGACATACTCACCCATAGCCGTTGGGTCAGGAGTTAAAGACAGACCGAACTCCGGCCAGCGTGACCACACAGCAGAACCGAACGGTCGTAAATCTCTAGTGGAAGAAGATGTCCCCAATGGGGCGTGGTGCTCAAGCCACAATGAGCAGTTGTAGTAATCGCGCAACATGTCAAAGTATTTGGCAACTTCAACAGTGATTGATTCCGATGTTCTGCCACCCGGATCAACAAAAGATTTGTAGATCGGACCGAGCAAAATTAGATCGGGTTTAATGGTCTCAACTGCTTCTTCAATAATTGATCTATCCGACGGACGCATCAAATCAACACCTGACGGCTTAATGAGGATATGACACTCAGGTTCACCATCCAAATATCCAAGACGGCGTGCTGCGCCCATGATGTTCGCCGAAGTTCGCCTAATGATTCGCTCAGGGTTTTCAAGGTCAATGGTTAATGTTCGTATAGGTTTCATGCGAGACATAGTGAATGGGTTGATGCCGAATGAACTACAGATCGCCACCTGTCTTGCGAGCATTGTTTTTCCGACACCTTCAGCGGCTACAACAATTACTCGCTCTCCACGCTCAAGAACATTAGGGATAATCCAGTCATAATCTTCGTTCTCGGTCTCCAACAAAAACTGCGACCAATTGACCAGTCTGCCCCTGTCAATTTCATCTTCTCGTCCAAATGCACCGATAAGCATTGATGCTTTTGTTAAGCGAACATTCTCCGAAATATCCTCACGGATCAACAGAGAATTCAACCTTTCGGCAAGCGCAACTAGCGGTGTCGTCGCTTCAATGATCGCTTCAGTTTGCTGTTCCTCTTCTTCATGTTGGACTATGTCGTCCAAAGGTTCAGAGTCTTTCATTTCAACTAGATCATCAATTGTCCCACC